AATAGGTATGCCGATATGGACGTGACAATCAGAGATCTCTGATTAATGGTACCATGTTCAACGACATGATCGATGATATTCTTGTATACAGTTGGTTCAGCATCGTAGTCTTCAATCACTATAGGGACATATGTATCACTGAGATAATCGACCATCGTTTTCTTATATACATCTATACATGTTTCAAGATCGACAACCTGTCGAAGGAGGTGTGACTTACCGATACCAGTCGGTCCACAAAGAAATATATTCTTATTCTCTGCGACCAATTGTTTCATCCGTTCATAGGCTCTTACATGCACCGTGTCACCTTCATGATTCTTTTTTTGTGTTGTAATTTTAATGAAGCGATCCATTGATGATCTTACTAATCAGGCGATAGATTTGGTGCTGGAAAATGACGCACTACATAAACGTGTCGTCGAAACCTTTAAAAAGGAAAATACTTCCATATGCGACATGTATCCTCATCTTCAACGTCATCTTGTTTATTCTCGTGATTCACCTCGTTCGACGTCTATCGATCCTGCATGACTCCCTTCCTCTGACTGGAAAAATTTACCCACTTTAGAAAATGGGGTATCTTCCGTGATGGCTGCTATTATATGTATAGGTCTAACATCCAAGATTTCGGGTTTAACAAAGTCTGTTTCATCATCCGGGTAATTCGCTTCAAAATCTTTAATGATACGAATTGGTACACAGGGTGATTGTTCAATCAACCTATCGTACTCACCCTTACACTCTTCCACAAATTTCAGACCATCCTTCTTTCTTTCTTCCCTTGGGAGGGCTAACGTCAAGCGAATATTACGAGATAATAGGCCATACGCTAACGCTGCTGTCCTATGATTTTCCATGAGTTCGTTAATTTTCAGGAATTGCATGATTGTTGCTATGAGACCGGCTATGAGGTTCATACCACCAATAACTGCGGGTACTCCACCCTTTATACTTTCTGGAAACGAACTTTGTGCAAAGTTTGCCGTGCCTGTGATTGTCGAAAGAACAATTACAGGTAAACTGAAACGCAGACTCAGTTTTTTATACGTGAGAAAAGCTCGGTGGTGCATATACCGATAACATGCAGACGCCTCACCCCACTGGCGAAGTACATTCTCGTGGTACTCATTCCACATTTCTGCCATAATATTATCTTCGGTCATCTTATAGTAGATGAATATAATATTCCTAATTCATCTCATTTTCTTGTTTGGTATTCTGATAGTTCCATTCATGAATAATCAAAAAAATTTAGAATTTTATTCGATGCTCATACCATTCATCTTCTACCACTGGTCAGTGAATGATGATACATGTGCATTGACACAGGCTGAGATGTTAGTGACAGGTAAACATAAAGAAGAAACATTCATGGGACGTCTCGTTGGACCTATATATAAAATGGAAGACACTGAAGTCAATAAAATGACAAAGACCCTCTTTTTCGCACTTTGGGCATTCGTACAATATCGTTTAGGGCATTTTAAAGGATTTGTCGAAGATTTAAATAATTTAAAGCTTCACACCAAGATGAAAATATAGTATGGATACTAAACTGTGTAAGGAAATCATCAGTCTAAAGAATGCGAAGAAGTTGTATCAGACAACATATGTAACAAATTTAGAAGAACTCCAAGTAAAGCTTGAACGTCTCGACAATCAAATTGACCGATGTGGATCGGATGTAAAGAGAGAGATTCTCGAGAGGCAACGAACATTATATGAAAATGAAATCCAGAATATTGATGTCAATATCGAGAACACGACCAAGTTTATCGATAAAAAATCGAAAAACTTGAAACACAATTAAATAAGGAGAAGAAATCAGTTGAGTATAACATCGATAAACTCAAAAAGGCACTTGAAAGGAGGAATGTGAATGAAATATTTGATATGTTTGAATGTGTTTCAAATGCACTCACCACTCTCAACGACGAAGTTTCGCGTACTCCTGAACAGCCTTGAGGAAGTTCTTGTCTCTTCGTATCTTGGGGTCGGCGGCGATAAGACGAAGAAGAGCAGCTGTAGGTATAGTAGGTTTATTCCCAATAGGTTTGGTCGTCTTCTTCAATTTTGTCTTGGCGTTCTGAAGTTGCTTTACTGTTGGCATCTAATATATCTATATATAATTTATTGGTGAATCACCAATATATTTGAACTTGTCAAAAAAGTGAACACAAGACCTAAAATTATCAAATATAATCATACACAACGCATCAGCTATATCGTGTTTCAAGAATGGTTATATCCTTCATATATCAATGTAAAACATTTTCCTTAACTATAGTATATGAAGAACAAACAAAAAACTCAATTGTTACTACTGACCGTTGTCGTACTTATCGCGGCTGTAGGCTACATGTTCTACAACCCCCAAGTTGTCGAGGTCCCAGTAGAAGTGGCTGTCCCAGTACCTATGCGTGCAGCACCCACTCGCCGTGAACAGGTGCGGGAACCCGAATTTAGAGGCCCCCCTATCAAGCAGTACAAACCAGGACACATGCAGCAGATGGGTCTCATCACGAATGGTGAGGAAACCCTCCCTCTTTACGGTAAAGAGGTCCGTGGTCGTCGGGACCGCTACAGTTACTATACCACCACGGGAGGTGAAAACATTTACCCAGTATCAGTTTCCCACAATGCGAGAGACTGCATGGAAGACATTGGGTGCCAAGAGCTATACGGAAATGAAACAGTCACCGTTATGGGAAAGACTGGTTCATTCACTGTAAACATGTACAGGACTGATGATTACTTCTAATTTATTACGCCGCTGGAGTTTCCGCTGGAGTTTCCTGCATCTTTTTGACACGTTTCTGTATGTCATTTACAAGTGAACTCGTCTGACTGGAAGAACAACAGCATGACAGAGCACACACGGCTAATACGGGGGGTGGTTTCATTGGCATTTTCATGATAAGCATTACAACAAGCATGGAACAAATGCAAGAACCTACAGTCATTCCAAGCTTGTCGTTACTCATTGGTTCACCCGAGGTTGACATGAGAGCTCCTAACATCTTTACTATACGTCAACAAAAATTATTATGGATACTATCGTATTCCCTAGTTATAAACCCAGATTTCCCTGACAATTCCGCCTTTATGCGCAAAAGTTCAACTATCGTATCGTCATCAAGATGTTTAAGAAAATCCGCTTTCATCCTGATATCGTGAAGTTGGTGCGCCTCCTTTTTACCCTGTACATATGGCCATGTGTGTTTTCGTAGAGATGTGACTTCTTCCTCGAGCTGTCTAATTCTAGGAAGAAGAACCCTGTTAATAAGAATTTTAAGCTCTATGACATCACTCATCTTACCGTAAGTGCGTTTTTTATCTTTATACACTGTAAGATGTCACTACCAAAAGGTAAGAGAGATTTCATTCGGAAATTAATTGTAGATATGAATGAAGTGGCAGAAATTAAACGTATCATGAATCAAATTGGTAGGGAACCAACAAATAATATAGATCATATGATAAAGAAACAGTTTCTGGTTCGAACTGATAATGGTGAGTACACTGTGAATAATGTAAATTTTCGTATGGGTATTTCAGTTCTTGAGTTTGATGTCTTGGCTAAAATACTACTACGTTTAGATCAATTTGGTTTCAATTTACAGGAGTTATATAGACATAGTAAACCCAATCCGTTACACTTTAACCAGGAAGATATGTTATATGCTAGACTTATTGCGAGTGATGACATCACATGTTTTACCGATTTGATTTTGTATTGATTGTCTCCGGCTTGAAGAAGTCATTGAAGGGGGCAACCTGGACACCTTCTGTGACGTATAGCGCAATCGAGCTTGTCAACCTTCTTCATACATGGTTTTTTTCGCTGTCGATAAGTTCGTACTCGTCGCCCGATGTTATGAAACAATTGAGGTTTGACCAATAGCTAACATGTTACTAGAATCAAGAATGATAACTTTATATTAGAATAAATAATCTCAATGAACAGTAGATGCAGTATCTAGAATTGAAAAATAAGGCTAAGAAGCAAGGTCTTCGTGTCACCAAAACTGTCAAGGGAAAACGCGTTCAGCTCACAGCTAGGGAACTTCGCGCTAAAATTAGGATGAACTTTGAGAACAGTGTGAAAAATGCACAGAAAGTTATCAGAGTGTGTCAAACTATTATAGTTCCAACCCGGTCGGTGGGTGCCCCTCCCCCACCTCCTCCTCCACCACCCCAACGACGAGCACCAGTCGTAAATGCTGGACGCGCGAAACTCATGGCTGAGCTTAAAAATACATTAAAAAAGAGGGGATTAAGATAAGTATGGAAGGCACTCTCAGATTGAGAAAAGTCAAAACCCTCTTAGAGACCTGGAGTGGTGAAAATGTGGACGAAGCATACTCACTACTTTGTACCTACGCCAATGCCATGCGAGAAAATGGAAACCCTGAAGAATTCGTAGAGCAGTATCTCGGTGAGGAGCTTTACGAACGCCTGAACACGATGATTCAATTTTTTAAAAAGTTTGAAAAGTTTAAGAGGGAATTTAGATAGTAATCTCACAACCACCTGGGCGACTTGGGTCGCAATCTCCGGTGTCCGTTGTAATCGTATCTCCACCTCCTGCTCCCACTTTCGTGACAACCATTGATTTGATGCTGGTACACTTTTGGTCTGATGGACCACCTAGGGTTAATTTTGCACCACCTTTGTTTTCTTTGGGGTAGGTGTCAACACTGAAACCTGCCGGTACGATGAGAGATTTAATAGGTCGGGTTAGGGAAGATTCCTTGGGGTACCCGTCGTCGCCACCTATGGATATATGGTCTTCCCCTTTATAATCACATTCAAAATACCCAGTGACAGCATCAACTGCCTTCTTCTCTGCTATCAATTCTTCCTTAGCCGTGTTCTCTTGTTCTTTTTTGAACATGTAAAATCCCCCACCCATGGAGGCACTGAGGGAAGATAGCACACAAACTATGAGGGCTATCTCAGCCATATTACATTAATCAGAGAAAAATAATACCAAACCTCTTAGACATAAACTTCTCAACACCCTGAAACGTAGGAAAACTCCAGAGGTACCAACGGGACCAAAAACCAGCCCCGTCGATACCACTCATATTCCAATTCTCTTTGTCACTGAATGTCACATTGAGCATCATATCCTGAATTTTCTTGGGGTCTCTCTCTGCTATTGTGCGTTTGGGTACTCGACCACCATGGCGGAGTACGTAGGAACGCATACGTGAAGGATTCTTGTGTTTGGTGTAGTCGGAATACCCACGTGCACCAAAGTCAACAGTCCTGCCGTCTTCTAAGACAGCCCTCAACTTCTTTTTAGGGTTGGGGCTACGAATAATCTTGACGCGCATACTTATATTTTACAGAGATAATTTACTTGCCACCGCAGCAGTACTTTTCCGCCTTGGGCTGACCAAGGAAGAAGAGCTTCTCGGGGCCACGCTGGACACGGTACATGTGGTCGTACATGTGGAGGAGTCCAACGGTGAGCGCAAGACTGGCAACGACGACACCGTTCATCTTACGCGCGGTGAAGGCATACCCAGCGATGAGAGCAACAAGCAGCATCTGGATGATGGTAAGTTGGGGCATCTTGGGCATGGAGAAGCGAGACTCAGTGGTCGCGACCTCCTCAGTGGGTTGGGGCTCGGCATACATGGACTTGGGGTAACCAGGCATTTTTATTATCTACTGAGAAAATAATGTGGCGTCTCCTGTTTGCCCCCATAATGATGGTCCTGC